CCAGCGCATCCTCGACATTCAACCCACTGGCCAGCCTGCGGTAGACGGTGGCACGCGCCACGCCAGCATCCTCGCACGCTTGCTTGATGTTCACTTCACCTGATCCCTGTGGATTTCTGCCCGCCGCTGGAGGATGAGGCATTCCCGCAGGGCGGGTCCGTAATCCCGGTCAGCCGGCACAGATCCTCCACCGCCCACGCTGGCATCGGCTCGATCTGCGGGCAGACCAGTTGCGGGCGCGGCGGATTCGCAGCGCACCCGAACAGCAGGAGGCAGGCGGCTGCCAGCCTCAGACAGTTGCCTCTCGATCTCTCGGACATGCGTCTGCGCCTCCGTCATCGCTATTGCCTGCTCTTTCTCGATCTTCGCGAGCTTCTCTTCCCACCGGCCACCGTTCACCCAAGCACCCGATGCAGCACCCACAATCGCCCCAGCCGCGGCCGCGACAGCGATGCTGCGCAGTCCTACGATCACTTGCGAGCATCCTGCTCGACGCGGTCAATCGGCAGGACATTCTCGCGCACGAAGTAGCCGACCACGCCGCCGCAGAAGGTCACGAAGGCAGCTGCCAGCGTCGGCCGCAGCTCGAAGCCCGCCTGCAGGGCGATCTCGGTCAACAGCGTGGCGCCGCTCATGGCGAGGGTCGCCGCTGTGATCGTCGTCGAGGGTTTGCTCAGTCCGGTGCGCAGCATGGTCAACCTCCCAGTCCCAGAAAATTCACAACCTTGTGCCAGTACGTCTTCAGCAGCACGCCGAGCGCCGCCCACAGCGCCCAGAACAGCACCCGCACAACCCGCGCACCGCCGCGGTACTCGGCGATCATCGTGACGATCGGATTCAGCTTCGCGTCGATCGCGTCGAGCTGGTCCAGCACTGACTCGTGCCACTCGCGGTTGCTGGCGGTCAAGACGGCCACCTCGCGTTCGAGGTTGCGAATCGCATATTCTGCATTGCTCAGGCGCTGTTCACTCACCACAAATGCATCCTTGTTGCGTTATCAATACCCCACCCTCACAACGCAGTAGTCAGCGCTGCAATGGCAGCGGCCCCCATAAGCGCGCCTATTTCTGTTGATCCAAGTTCATTGGGATGGATATTCGTGCCCCCAGATTGGAACTTCGATGGACTGACGGTATCGACACTGAACCCCCCAAAGTACGTAAACAGGTCCACGACAAAACAGCGTGGATTGAATGCTGGCATGGCTGCGATCTCGGCATTGATCGCGGTCTGAACGTTGTCGTAGGTCGTGGTGCGATATGTCGGGTCAAGCCGCAGACTTGGGGGGACCCAAAACACGATGCGCTCAGCACCTTTAGCAAGAAGCGCGGTAACGATGGCTCGAAGATTTGATTGAACAGATCCTGCGGTGCGCTGGCCGGCTATGTCGTTGGTACCAAGGCCGATAATGCACAGCTTTGGGACAGTGGTCATCGGTGTGATGCGCGCCAGCGCCGTGTCGAATCTTCCGCCAGAGACCGCTTGGTTCGTTGTGGTCAGCGTGTTGGCCGGGTTTTTGTCGTTTACTGTAAGAAACCCACCATTGCAGAGTGCGCGGAAGAACTCGCACAGGTACCCGACGTCATACCCAAACGAACCGCCACCCGCCGGCGTCACGCCGTCAGAGGCAAAACCCGGCCCCGGCAGCCACGGCGCCTTGACGCCGGACGCCAGCCATGGCGTATGGTTCGGTGCGCCTTGCGTGGTGAAAGAATCGCCGAAGAACATCACCGACGGGACTTGCGTGTGGGCGGTGTAGGTGAATGGAGTCGTATTCACCTTCATGTTCTCGATTGATGCAGTCCCGTCGGGGAACCAGTAACCAGCGAGCACTGTGAGGCCGCCCGCGTAGGCGCTGTTAAGCCCTGTCTCCACTGGTGGAGTGATTATTGCGCGCCCGTAAGGAAGGCCGCCCAGGAACATGTACGTGTCTGCGCCGTTATAGGCGAGGTCGATTTTTGTTTTTGCAGGTTTCCCCGTGGCCGACATTCGCATGTCCGTGGTCCAGCCGTCATCTCCCGGGAAGGAAAGCCGCACGCCACCCGTTGACCGCTTGACGAAGTAACCACCGGAAACGCTTAGCGGATACCTGTCTGTCCCCCCTGGCGCGTAGGCGTAATCCAGCGCGGCCGTGTTCATCGTAAAGCTGAACCTGCCACCGCTCACAAGTGTTGCAGCGGGGTTGGCGCCACCTGTCATTAACCACCTTATGGGCTTATCCTCCAGCCCTGGGTCGACGCCGTTGGCGTCATAATCGATACTGACGATCGGTGTCTGCTCGAAACCAACCCGCAGCGGCGCGAGGCCGAGACCGTCTTGTGTGGCGGCATTGCTATGCAAGCCGGCATCAACAACGTCACCGCTTGCGGCGGGGAAGTAGTGCTCTGGCGCGAAGCTCGTCCCGCGCGCAGCTCGCGCAGCTACCGTCACCACACCACCAGTCACCGACTCGATCTTGTAGGCGCGTCGCGCGACCACCGTCTCATCTAGCTGGCCCAAGTTGTCCACGCAGACTGCGTGCACGATGTCGCCAGCGCGCAGGTCGGCCGCATGGTCGTCCAGGTAGCTGGTGGACAGCATCTCGCTCAGGAAGTCCTCGGACTTGTAGAACCACTGCCGACGGCTGCCGCCGCCCATGAACTGCCACGCGCCATTGCTCATGTCAGGTTGCTCCCACGACCGTCACCGCGCCGCCCGCGTTCGCGGTGACTTGGAAGTCGCTGCGGCTGACGACAGACTCCGCGAAGGTGCCCAGGTCGTCCACGCAGACGGCATGGATGATGTCGCCAACGATGAGCCACCCGGACGCGCCATCGAAGTAGTTGGCGGCCAGCATGTCGATCGGGAAATCCACGGACTTGTAGAACCAGCGACGCCGGCCGGAGCCGTCCATGAGTTGCCAGTTGGTGGTGTTCAGGGCCATTGGTTCAGCGCTCCTGTGGCTATGTCGTTTGCGCGGGTCATTTAGTTGACGCTCCTGATATGTCAGTGCTTCAGCACGCTAAATATGAACGTACCGGACGATGGGTCTACCGCGCCGCCAGACGGGTTGTACATCGGGACGTATACGGTGTCTGTTGCACTAACGATTGGAACCCCTGCAATGATGTTGTTGGGCCATGCTGCGGGGAGAGTGCACGTCACGGTATCGCCAACAGCGCAGCCCGTTACGGTAAACGGGCCCTCTTGCCTAGCGGTAGCCGCACCAAGACTTGCAACATCTCGAACAACGGCAACCTTCAGGTATTTCGCTATCGCGGTTCCGCCGTTGAACTGAAGGTATTTTTGCGTTGTTCCACGGGGCATCAGCACTGTCGTTCTGCTGCCGGCATCGTTTATGTCGGTCGTCAGCCCGGTAAAATACGGTGCTTCGATGAACGTGTCCTGGGCGGTTGCGCCAATCAGGATGCCGGTACCAGATGTCGGCAAGTTCTCAAGGCGCGATCCGATATATCTGGTAAGCAAAGCGGCGGCTGTTGGCGACGAGCTATGCCCCGCCGAGGTGAACGCTTCTATCGCCAGACCGAAGTAGCTGTTGCAACTGTTGTCGTCGTCAATCGTGCCGGTCACGCAGTCATTGACACGCCCGCCAAACACCTTGTTCTCGTTTGCGAGCGTCCCGTTGTCGTAACCAGTGACAACGCCGCTAATATCGCAGGCGTGATATTCGTTGTAGAAGCACCCGACAGCACCTGCTCCGAGCTGCTTCACGCCGGTCTCGACATTGGTAATGCCGACGTTGAACCACTTGCCCATCGCCACGCCAGACATATCCAGACCGATGCCGCCAGAGGTTGCTCTACTGGTGTTGTCTACAGTGAAGTCACGCCCGCCGAGATAATATGATCGTGAGGAAACGCCGTTACGGGCTTTGATGACGCCGGTTGCAAGGTTCCCCCGTATAACGGTGTCCCTGCCGTATCCGATGATGATTTCTGAGTCGTCCATCAAGACGGCGGTAGACACCTGATGGATCTTGCCCTTCTCAAGAGCGACGAAGCCGTTGGCATCAAGCGCGTTCTGGATGGCCGCAGCCATGTCTGTTGTGCCCGGTACCGTGTTGGTTCCATACCGCCTTACGTCACCCGGCGCATAGCCATAGTCCGTAGGCGTAACCCCCGCGGCGATCTCGGCGGCGGTGATGTCAAAGTAAATCCCCGACCTCCGCCGATAATCATCAAAGCTGTACACGGTCGCGCCGAGCGCATCCTTCAGCACGAACTTGTAGCCCTTGTTGTAGTCGCCGAACAGCGGGCTGGCGGCCTCACCGCGCCCATTGAGGGCGAATGAGGTGCCGGCCGGTGTTGCCAGGTCTGAGCCGGTATACAGCGGCTCCGGCGTCGAGGTGCCGGCCTGGAATACCTCCAGCGTACCGTTCACCAGCGGGTTGCCGTTGGCATCGAAGAACTGTGGCTTTGGGACTGTCAGCGGAAATCCGCTCATGGTGATTTGCCCTCTAAAACGTCACGGAAGCGATCGAGCGCTGGCGTATCCAGCGCCTGCACCGCCTCCCTGAATAACTGGTTCTGCTCGGCCTGCAGCTTGTCCATCTCGGCCGTCTTCTGCTCGCCGGGCATGAGCGGATCGCTGCGGATCGCGCGCATGCTGGCATCGATGTCGCGGGCGGCGTCCGAGACACGCTTGCTGACGCCTTCCATGGCGAACAGCTGCATCTTCTCGTCCTGGCCGAGGTAGTGCTCAAGGTCGTCAGCACGATTCTCGCGGCGGATCTTGGCGGCCGTGGCCACCACCTGCGTCACTTGGTCGCTGAGATCATAGAAGCGCGTCTCGTACGATGTTCGGCGGTAGGGCGCCTCGCGGAGGAAGCGACGGAAGATCGGTAGGGTCGAGAGCTTGGACGCGGGGTCTTCGCCGGCGCCTGGTGTGGTCACGAGCGAGTCAGCGCCCATCATGGTGTACTGGCCAATGGTGCCCAGATAGCCGTTAACCAGGGCTTCCAGCTTGAGCGGCGAGACGCCAAACGCCTTGCCGATCGCCACCATGCTCTGCGCGGTCCATGGCCGGAACTGCTCCTGCGGCTCCACGTTCTCCAGCGACCGCGGCACGATCGGCGCACCAGTCCAGTACTTGTTCCGATAGAACACGTCGATCAGCGGTTTCACGAGCTGCGGCTCGGGGTCAAAGGCAAAGGTATTGGCGAGCGTGAACAGCGCGGCATCCATGAGCGCCTTCGGGTGCTTTTCCGCCATGGCCCGCCACATGGCTTCCGGGATGGTCGAGAAGATCGCCCCGACTTCGAAGGGCTTCGGGATCAGGGCGAAATTATCCGTGCCCGGGATCTTGATCGCCCAGTAGAGCATCCTGGTTTCTTCGGGCAGCGCCTGGTAATCCTCATCGTCCTTGTTGATGGCGTAAAGGATCAGTGCCGGGAGGGTCACGCCGAGCAGCGAGCGGGCAGCGAAGCGGGCCGCGTGCTCGCCGTTCCACGTCTGCCGGCCGTTGCGCTCGAACAGCTCGCGCTCCATGCGGTACAGCCCCTGCAGGCGGGCGCCCAAAAATGGCACGGAGTTGGTGAAGAAGCGCACAAACTCGGACGTACCGCGCATAGCGAAGTCGGAAGAAATCTCCCGGCCGGCAAAAGCGGCCTGGCGCTTGGTGGCTCCCTTCGCCCGGAGACGCTTGTACTCGGCGAGGCGCGTGGCCAGCTCGAAGCTCTGGCCCCACTGCGCCCAAAAGTCGGCGATCTTGGCCGGGGTGTCGAGCACGTGGTTTTTGTCGAGCCGGTGCAGATTCAGGCGCAGCCGCTTGGTTTCGTCGCTGATGGCGTTCCCGAACCCGCCGCCATTGGCAAGGAAGTCCTTGAAGGCCTCGCTCTCGGTGAACATATCGCGAAAGGCCGCCACGGAGTCGACCACCGGCCACTGCCCGCCCTTTGACAGCGTGTAGGCCTGGAAGCTGTCACGCAGAAGGTTGGCGATCTGGAATTCAGGCGTCACCGTCACGCCATAGGTCAGCATCCGCTTCGGCAGCGCCAGCGCCTGTTCAACCAGCGCCTGCGGCCGAGGGTGGTTGATCTCTTGCAGCGTCTTCCACAGCATCGGGTCACCGATCTGGAACCACACGCGCTTGCCATCGATCAGGACGGAATCGACCTCCTCGATGTTCGGTGGGTGCCCGGTCGTGAAGAACGTCGCCTGCCCCTGCATGTCGTCGAGGGCCGCCCCACCGTGCTGATTGGTGGCGCCGGTGAGCACATCGAGCGCCTGAGCCACCTGCAGGTAATGCAGCTTGTCGGCCGCGGAAGCGCCCGGGTCGGCCATTCTCGTCTTGGCTTCGTCGACCAGCTTCCGCAGCGTGTTCTCCACCTGCATCATCTGGACATTCACGACCTTGGTCGATGTCGGCACCTTCACTGCGTAGCGGGCGCCCTTGCGGTTCGACTGAATCATGCTGAACAGCTGCCGCTTGGCCTGATTCTTCAGGCTCGCGTGCACGATCAGCGAGGTGTTGAGCGCAATGTTCTCAAGGGTATCGTTGAGATTGGCCGTGCCGCCGGTGAGGCGCTTGAACACGGACGCCGCTGCGCGCTTCCCGGACTGGGCGCCGAAGGTCTCCGCGCCGAGCGACTCGGCCACCCGGTAGAAAGGCACGTAGTTCTTGTACATCGACTCCCATTTGGCGCGAGTCTCCGCCGACACGATGCCGCTCTGCATGGCGAAGTCCATCAGCCGCTTCGTGTACTCCTGGTACTTGTAGAAGGCGGTGCGGATCTCGGCTGCCTTCGGGCTCTGCTGGCCCTTGGTGATGAGCGCCGTGATCTCGTCCTTGGTGAACAGGTTCTCCTTGCCGTAGGTGGCAAGCTCCGCCGCCCGCCGCCCGACGAAGTACGCCATGGCGTCATCGAGGTGCTCGCCGACGGGCTCGAAGATCTGCTTCAACCCTTCGCCACTGAATTCCAAATCGCCGTTCGGTGCCCAGCGCAAGGTGCCGTAGTTCATGAACTGGTTGGCGATGTTCCGCGCACCGGCCAGCAACCGCACGGACTCATAGACTGACCCCACGCGCCCGGTGACTTCCCGCTCGACCACCTTGATGCTGTGCACGCGGTCGACGACAGACTGCAAGGCGCGATCGCCCCAGCCATCCAGCAGCGCATCAATCCGCTGGCGTAGCCCTGGTGGCGTGGCCCCGATCTTCGACTGCGCCCGGGCCTCAGCGCCCTGCAGGTACCACTGGTGCATCTGGAACTGCACCCGGGCCAGCTTCTGCTCGATGCCCAGCGCTTTGGCCTCGGCGATGAAGGCGTCGTAGAAGTCGGGGGCCTTGGCGACCGCTTCTGTCTCCTTGGTCATGAACAGTCGGCCGAACTCGGCAAAGCCCTCGGCGATCTTCTTCGCGTCGTAGCTGATGCTGGTCAACTCACCGTGAAACTTCGACTGGTGGTACAGCTTGCGCAGCGTGGGAAACTCGCGCTCCAGCCAGTGAAAGACCTCGTGCGCGGTCACTTCGAGATCGTTGTGCTTCCTGACTCGTACCTGGCCGGTTTTTGGCATATGGAAGCCCAGGACGGCCTTGGGCGCCTTGAACGGCTTGCCCTGGTAGACCTTGACGCCGAAGGCCCGCTGCAGCTCCGCCATGATGTGCTCGCGGCGGATGGGCTCGGCTGGCTTGGCGGCATCATGCGTCCGCCCGCCGATGGTGAACGGCACGGGCTGCGCCGGGGCGCCTGCCGACTGGTACATGCCGACGTAGGCGGAACCCGTGGCGTTTTCGCGCCCGGGGGCGCTGGATGCTTCGATGTCGGGCGCAGTGGTGGGCTGCGGAGCGGGCTGCCGCTGCGGTGCATTCGCCGGTGCTGGCGCAGCATTTTGCGAACTCGATGGCTGGCGGCCGCCTGGCCCAGGGAGTATCCTCAAGACATTCCCGCCATCGCCTTGGGCGTTGGGATGCAGGGTCGAGACGATAGCCTCGGCATTAATCGTGGCGGGATACTTCCTCAGCGTCAGTGCGGCCAAATGTCTCCTGTCGGTGCGCACTTCCTCGAAGTAGAGCACGGAGCCGTCGCCAGCGCGCTTCAGATACGCCACGATCGGTTTTTTCTGTCGGCTACGCGCACCCAGCACAACCTGATCCGGCGCATCAATGATCGACGGGATAGCTTCGATGTCTGCATCCGTGATCGGAACCTGACCGCGCCCGCTCTCGCCAGCGTCAGACCCATGCTCTGAACGAATATGCCTGACAGCAAAGGCATCAAGCGTGTGTAGATAGCCGGAAAGATCCAGCCCGCTGTCGTGAGCTGATTCAGTCAACCAATCAGCGACAGGAGCAATGTCGGCGCGAACCAGCTCATTCCCTTGAGAGCCGGCAGCAGCAATAACCTCGCGAATTCGCGACGCGGTATCTGCCGAAGCTAGAGGTGTTTTGGGCTGATCAGGCTCGTTCGGTATGACTGCCTCACCAGCACGAACACCCTGCGGTGCCCCGCCAGACCCCGCAGCATCAGCCGGCGCGACAGGGGGAACGCGCGTGTCCATCTCTGGGGTTGTCTGCTGCAGGGCCGGCGGGGCGTCGTTCTGCGGTAGTGTCTCAGTCACGACCGCGGGGGGCGCGCCAGCGGCTGACTTACCGGACGGCTCATTACCGACTACCGTCCAGTCATCCACTGGGGCAGTAGTCGCGCCCTGGGCTGGATTGGCCGGCACGTCAACCGGGGGCGTGACTGGAGCCTCAACAACAGGCGGGACAACCGTACCCGCTGCCGACTGGGGTGGCGGACCATCTTGAGCAACCGCTTCTTCTGGCGGCTCCTTGACCGCCCCTGCCCGCCTGGCCTCCGCGCGCGCATTGGCCCGTGCCGCGGCCGTCTGCATCGCCTGGCCTGCACCGGCCTGCACACCGGATCCGAACAGCGTCGCAACGGACGTATCGCGCATCGCGGTCAGCACGTCGCTGAGCGTCACATCGTCCCGCAGCCCTTGTGCGTAGTCATCGGCAATCTGCGCCAGCGTGGTGACGTTCTCGCCGGGTAGTTCGGTTGCCAGGAATTCGATGATGCGCGCCTTGAACGGCATGGAGCCCTTGACCAGCGCTTTGCCGGGCAAGAACTCGGTGAGCGCCTCCAAGCTGCCAAGCAGGGCGCCGCTCCTCGCCGCTTCCCCCTCGGTCTTACCGGCTGCCCGCAGCTCGCTGTAGCGGGAGCCGGCAGTACCAAGCCCCAGCGTTGCTGCGCCACCAGCCGGACCACCGGCCAGAATCGCGGGCAATGAGATGGCGGCTGACGACAAGCCGGAGCGGATGCCGCGCTCGAGGACGCCCTCGGAAGCCGGGACTGCCTCCTGCTCACCCTCCCGGGCTGCTGCGGCGATACCGGCGTATTCGCGGGACGACTCCCCGTGCTGCGCGGCCATCTCGTTGGCGCGCTGGTATACGCCTTCGCTGCCCGCGTTCAGTGCGCGGGCCAGTGGGTTGGTCGAGTCAATGCGGTCGCGTGCATCGGCGGCGTTACGCTCGGCAATGCGCCGCTCGAAGTCGGCCCAGCCCTGCTGAGCACCGGCGACCATCTGCGTGGCCTGAGCACCGATCGTGTCCCGGATGTTGCCCGGCAGGCGTCGCACGATCGTGCCAATATCATCCTGCGGGGTCAGCGTCTCCCGCACCGACGGCACGATGCCGGTCACATACCGCCCATCGACACTGCCATCCTTGCCGAACAGCTTCTCGCCAATGCGCTGGGTCCACGTCTTCTCCGCTGGCGCTTCACTGGCCACTGCCCACTCGTCTGACGCCGCTGCGGCCGGCACCTGGTCAACCGGAGCCTCGCCCACGACGTCCCACTCGCCCGCCGATTGCGGAGGACCTTGCGGGAACACGTCCTGAGCGCGGGCTGCCATTACCTGACCTGCTGCGGCTGACCGTTGGGGCCGAGCGTCCAGGCCTGGCCGTTCTTGAACGCCGTCACCACGCCCGGTTTGAGCAGGTGCACCGGCGGACCTGCCGGCTGCGGGCGCTGGACTGTCCCGGTCCCCGCTGTCGACGGTTGGCCACCGCCCTGCTCGACGTTCAGCGCCTCCTCGACGGCGCTGGCGTGGTCAATCTCACCGCTGCTTTCCTTCATGATCCGCGCGGCCCTGGCCGAGATCCGCTGCACCTGCGCGCTCTGCTCCTTGTTCAAACCGCTGATGCGCCCGGTCAGCGGGTCATACAGCCCGCCGAACAGTCCGGCGGCTTGGCGATAGATCGTGTTGGAGTCCGTGGCCTTGAACACGAACGGCTTTGGTGCCTGACCGGCCGGCTGTGGCGCACGCTTGCCGACCACCGTGGAAGGGTCCGCGTAGGTGCGGGTGCCGTCAGCATTCTCGACCGGCAGCGGGCGACCGGGCTTCTGCGGCCGGATGGTGACCGCGCCTTTGGTCTCGCCCGTGGCCAGATTGCGCTGGCCGACGACGCGGGTACCGTCCGCGCTGGCGTACAGCTCCTCCATGCCGGAGTACACCTCACCGCGCTTGCGCAGCAGATTTTGGTACTGCTGATCCACCCACGCCTTGTCGTACTGCTCGGGCATGTAGCCCTTCGGCACGTAGCCTGCCTCCTCCATCTTTTGCTTGATGGCCGGGTAGGTGTGCTGGTTCATGCGCGGGATCTGCGCATCGACGTACCTGGTCACCTTGTCGTAGTAGTCCATGTTCCGCGTGAGCAGCTCGCGGCCGGCCTCGGGATAGCCCGCTGTGGTCAATGCGCGGGCATGCGCCGTGGCGTTGTACTCGCCGGTCTGCGGATCCACCGCCGCCTTGGCGGTGTCACGAAACAGCGTGCGCGTCTGGTTCTGCTGCTCAAGGTCGGCGTTGCGCAGCCGGGCACCCTTGATGGCCTCCCCCGCGCCGTAGACCTGGGCAAGATCGAATGTTTCACCGAGCTGCATGTGCTGCGCCCCTCACGCCGGATTCAGGTATTTGGACAGCATGTAGTTGCTGATGCCGCCCTGGACTGCATTGTTGATGCCGGTGGCGCCGGCCATGTAGGCAGAGGCCCGGCCAGCGCCGCCGGCCAGTGCCGCGTTGCTGATGCCGTTTGCAGCGTTCGCGCCCGCTGCAGCCGTGCTGCCCGTGGCCGTCTGTCCGACGCCAGACAGCGACCGCAGCCCGGCAACGTAGCGCTCGAACTCGTCCGACGCTGTGCCTTGGGTGTAGTCGCTTGCCGCCTTGACCGCACCGCCGCTGAACAGTCGACCACGGGCCGCCGCCCCGCGCTCAATGGCCTTGTTGCCTTCGTTCAAGCGGAAGCGAAAGCCCGGGCTTTCGTAGAAGCCGCCGGTGCGGTCGACCGGTCCGGTTGCGGCCGGTCGTGGCAGCGTGGTAACCGGCGCCGGGGCGGGCGTCATCTCCGAACGGCTGACGCCGTAGATGTCGGCCAGCAGGTTCAGCGCCCCGCCGCCCACCTCGCGATAGGGCCGGAAGTCCTCGCGCGTGGTGTCGTACTGGTAGCGCTCGGCAGCGGCTGCAGTGTTGGCAGCAGACTTGGTGGCGCTGGCCGCTTTGCTGGCGCCCATCGCGCTACTGCCAGCGCCGATCACCGCGGCCCCGACGAGGGCTGCGCCTGTACTGATTGCCATTACTGCAATTCCTTTGTGAAGCTGTGCTCGAAAGGCCGATAACCGCGACGCTCGTACAGTCGCCCGACGGCATCAGGTCGCAGGGCTTCCATGCTGAGCATCGTCACGCTCGCGGCACCGCGCTCTCTCGCCCATGACTCGAAAGCCTGCAGGAGCTGTACGCCCAGGCGGGAGCCGCGCTCACCGGGCGTCGTCCACCAGAACAGTTCCTGGGCCATCCGGTGCGACACGTTGAAATATGCCGGGTAGATCAGACCGCCAAACATGGCGACCACGGCACCATCGTGCTCGGCCACCAGCAGCGCGGCATCGTCGCTGTCGAGCATCGCGGAGAGCGTCACCGTCGTCGTGTGGTCGCAGAACTCCAGGCCGACAGCCTCAACGAACGTGCGCCCCATGGCGACGATTGCGGGGACGTCCGCAGCGGTGGCGTTGCGAATGTGTCCCGTCATCACTGGATCCTGTTCACATAGCCGGTGATATTCAGCGCGCTGGCCGTGCCGCTGAAGGCGCGCAGCACGAGGCCGCCGTTGAGCACCTGCCCAACCAGCACCGGAGTCGGGCCAGAGTTCGCTGGCACCGATACCGCTTTGCTGATGAGATCGCCGGGGTCGGTCACGCCACCCCATTCCAGCGTCAACGTCGCGGCTGAGCCGGTGACGTTGCTGACCCAGAGATAGACTTCATCGAACGCCGTAGCGCCGGCAATGGCGGTATGCAGCAGCGTACCGGGCGTGGCCGTGGCGGCGACCGGGATCGGCTTGCCGCTGGTGGAGCCAGAGAGCAGCAGGCGCGAATAACTGGCCATCAGTGATGCCTCCCGAAGATCTGGCCGGCAAGGATCCGGGTGGCGTCGTCGGCCGGTGCATTGATGACGAAGCCGAGCAGGTTGCGGCTGACCGTCACATCGGTACCGCCCTGTACCGCCGGGATGATCTGCGGGGGCAGGAAGGTGCGGATCGCATCGATAACCGACGCGCCATCGCCAGACAGGCCAATGGTGGCCGGTGCCGTGGGGTCGCCGAGGATGGTGATGCCCGCGCCAGCCAGCGCGTTGCGTGCGTCCGCCTTGGCCAGCACGTCACGCACGAAGTCGATGAACCACTTGGGGTCCCACTGGGTAGGGATGTTCAGCGGGATGCGCTCGATGCCGCTCATGCGCCCACCGTCACATCGGCAAACGCGGCCACCAGCCCGGTCTTGATCGGCTCAGAGCCGCGCAGCCGAAACAGCCGGGTGCGCGCCGATCCCAGGTTGGTCCACACGCAGCGTTGCTTGAAGCGGCCCATCACCCCCATCGACCGCTCGTACTCGTTCGACCAGGTGCGGCCGTCGTCATCGGACCAGGACAGATACATCACCGGATCCGAGCCTTGCCCGGTTGCCAGCCCCTGCCCGGCGTCGATCTCCACCTCCAGCCGGTTGAACGTCAGCATCCGCCGCTCAAACTGCACAGGCGGACAGACGGTTTCCCACAGGATCTCGTCGCCCCACTCGGTATGCGCATCGCGCGACATCACCCCCACCTTGCCGGTGAGCGAGTCACCGACCAGCAGCCGACCGTGACCGCCCACCACGCAGCTCGGTCGCCATGTGGTGCGGTTCTTGGAGCGTCGCTGCGTCCACAGCTGGGTGGCTGCGTCATAGGCAAAGGTCCAGCCGGCCGTCGGCAAGGTCAGGACGTAGTACGCATGGCCGGCAAAGGTAAAGGCCAGGCCGTAGGCATCGCTGACGCTGCCGAAACCATCGAGTAGATCGTCCATGTCCGGCGTGCTGATGCGCACCGGATTACCGCCGAGCAGCCGCCGCACCGACAGGCCGCCATCCTCGCGGGCCAGCCAGTAGGTGCCGTTGTCGCCGCGCGCGGGCGAGTAGCGGGCCGCACAGCCCACGTCGATCACGCCGCTGGGGCTGCGTTCGAACGGGAAGTCAGCGGCGCCGGAGTTGTACCAGGGCTCTACGGACTTTGTACCGAACAGCAGCAGCTCGCGGCCATCCTTGAGTCCGGCGATCAGGTCGTCCGGTGAACTTTCCGGGGTCGCCACATCGAGGGCGTCAAAGTCGGTCGCATCGGCGAGCGCCGACAGTGCGAAGCCGCTGCCGTCGAGGCGCCCGAAGATCATGTACTGGTCGAAGAACGTGACCCAGCCGGTCGGGGCAAAGTCAGGATCCGAGATCTGCGCCAGCGTGCCGCCGTCCCAGACGAAGCCCTCACCGGCTGCATTGACCACCACCAACTGCAGGCCGTTGTCGTCCATGCTGACCCGGCCGGCGCCTGGGATTGCACCGCGGTCCGTGGCGACACCGCTGGCGGCGATGGAGTACAGGCGCTGACCGGCCACCACGAACACCTGGCCGTTCATGTCGTGCAGGCCGCGCACCGCGCCCGCTGCCGTGTCGCAGAAGTCTGCAATGCCCTCATTGCGCAACAGGGCCAGCGGGGCCTTGCTGTCGGCCGGGGTCGCCTGCGCGTGCATGTTGACGCAGCCGCGCGCCGCCACCGCTGCGTGTCGGCTCAGGTACACCTGGCTGCCGAACGGCACGGGCAAGCGGCGCGCCGCCATCAGTTATCCCCCACCACGTAGCGACCGCGCGGAGTGAGCGCGGCATTGAAGCGGATCTTGCGGGTTCCGCTCCGGCGACCTGCCAAGGCGCTGCGCGAGCGCTCGGCAATGGTCAACGTGACGTCGGGAACGCTGACGTGGGCGTCGTTTGCCAGCTCTACCGCCAGGTTGTACTTGATTGCTCTGTGTGCGCCTGCGTCAACTGCAACCACCGTGTCCAGCGTCAGCGTCCCCAAACCCAGGTCGAGGCCATCGTCGCGCCAGGCCTCCAGCATGTCGTTGAATGTTTCCAGCGCCGGTACGATCTGTTCTGCAGCCGCTGTCTCGCCCTCGGCGATGACGTGCCCCTTGCGGAACGCGCTGTTGATCAGATCGCGGGCCGTCGCCATCGGTTAACCTTTCTTTCCAACCGCTGCCTTCTGGCCTTTCTGGTTCTCCCCCTCAGCCTCTTCGCCGGCAGGGAGAGTGCCAACCACAACCTCATCAGGGTCCGGACCATCTGGGCTGCGCTCCGGGTGCGAGTCGGGCATGCCGAGCTTGGCGGGCGAATCCACCCACTCGGTGGACGTGGGCTGGTCGGCAGCGAACGTGCGGCTGACGATCTGCGAGCCGCTTTTGCGGTACATCACGCGATGCGGGCAGCCTTCACCGTAGAGTTGTTTCTTTTCCTCCGGCGTCATGCTGGAGTCGTTTGGGAGCTTGCGAAGTTCCTGCAGTGATCTGGCCATGAGTGGTCCTCCTGTCTGTGAGAAAAGCCCCCTGGGACGATCTGCCCCAGGTGGTAGTCAGCGGTTAGCCGAAGATGCGGCAGGCCAGTTCCGGGTACAGCGTTTTCACGCCATACATGATGTCGAGCCGGATGATGTCCGCATCTGAATCGATGTCGTAATCGTTGACGATGCGCACCGACAGGCCGTCGGCAGACGCCCGCGCCTTGAACGCGGCACCCTTCGGCAGCTCCAGCGGCACCGTGACCAGCGCGAAAGCATCGCGATGGAACATCAGGTTGGCCGGGTATGCCGTTGAGGCCGTGCCCATGAACGTGAGCGCAGCGTTGTCGGCCGGGCCAGCGTTCACGGTCTGGTAGCCACCAGAGGTCGTGATGCTCGGCGAGATGGCCAACGTCAGATTGCCGGAGCCGTCCGACGAGCCCGCGGCCGTGCACACGAACTGCCGCAGTACGCCGGTGTTGGCCTTGTTGACCGGGTTGACGGCAAACACGCTGGCGATGGTGAACACATCGCCCGCCGCGACCCGCTGGGCAGCTGCTGCCGTCCAGCCGTCGGTGATGAGCGACGCGCCCGTCTGCGAAGCGCCATTGACCAGGGGCGTGCCGCCCTTCGGGCCCGTGGTGATGCGCGAAACGTTCTGCGCCTTGTACACGTCAGCGCCAGCCAGGTGCCCGAGGTAGCCACGCCGCACCAGGTCTTCGCTCATGGTCTCCTTCGGCAGAGACTTCAGAGCATCGGCCATGGTCCAGTTGGCGGCTGGATCGAGGATGACCCGACGCATATCGGACGGCGCTGCCTCGTTGTCCAGCTTGGTCGCGGCATTGCCGAGAATGCTGAACGCATTCGGGGTGGTGCCGGGCGTGCCGACGGCGTTGTACACGTTCACGGCCAGGGCGAGCGTATCGAGATCGACCTGATCGGCGAGCGAGTTCATCGCCGGCTGGATGTAACGCTCGCTGTAGTCCTCGATCTTCAGCGTGAGATCAGCGCTGCTGAAGTTCCAGGAGATGTGCTTGCGCTTGTCAATGGTGATGCTGGTCGAGGTCTCCGTGACGTCCTGATTGACGCGGGTTGCACCATCAGACACGGTGAACTTGACCGGCTTGCGAATGGTCACGGTGTCGCCGACTTTGACGAACTCGTTCTTGTACTGGCGGTGCACGAGACCGCCGGTGACCATGTTGTTGCGGAGGACTCGCAAGCCCTCCTTGGCGATCACGCTGGGAGTGAGAATCGTATTTGCCACGGCCTAAGCCTCCTTGGCTTTGGGCATCGTGTACTCAGCGTCTCCGGCGTCGAGCGGCTTCCTGTTGGTTCATGTGGGCGATGTATTCCTCGTCACTCAGGGTTTCGAGGTCTACGCTCGCACTCGCACGGCCAGACAGCACGGTCGGCACCGGCGCCGCCTTGGACACAACTGCCCCAGGTTGCGCTTTGGCTCGCGGCTCCGGCGCTGGTTCAGCGTCGCTGTCTGGTTCCGACTCGGTCGGGGATGCAGCAGCGGGCTGGCCGGCGCGGTACTTCTCCGCGAACCGCCATACCTCACGCGCTTGCTGCTTGGGACTTAAGGCGGCGATGCGTTCGAGCTCGTCCTCATCCTTGCCGAGGTGATAGAGAATCTCGGCAGAATCAGGCTGATCATCCACGGCGTCTGCAATGGTTTTGGTCCACGGCAGGTCCGTGTCGAACAGCACGTCGTCCAGATCGGGATACTTGGCCTTGGCGGCGATATACGACTTGACGGCGTCCTCGCTCGGTGCTGCGGCGGTGGTGGGCTCCGCCTCGCGCTGTGTGCCTTTGGGCTCATCTTGAGCCCCTGGAGCGGGTTGCTTGGGGGCCGAAGACTTGCGTGCCTCCGGGTTTCTCACCAACCAATCCGCCCTGGCTTCAGCGAATTCCTCTACCGACTCGAAGTCGTCCAGCTTGGGGGTCGGATCTGCCTCTGCGGCGGGTTGCCCCGCTTCCCGGCTTCCGCCCTGCGCCTGCCAGGCTTCCAGCCTACCCTTCAGGTAGGCCGCTTCCCGCTCTGCGTCCCTCAGCTTGCGTGTGAGCTTGTCGATGCGCTTTTGCGGATCGCTCCGTTTTGCGGCGGCATCGGGTTCCGGGGTGGGCGCTTTGGGTTCGTCGGCAGGCGGCTGGGCTTTGTCGGCCTCGCCATCCTGTGCAGGGGGCTGGTCCTGCGGCCCGGTCGTGTCGGGTAGTGGCGCGGGCTGTGCCGCGAAGGTTTCCTCGGTCACGACATCCGAGGAACCCGGCAGACCTTGATCGGTCTGGTGTGCTGCTGATCCTGTCACTGAAGTCTCCTATCGTCAAGCATTGGGAAGTTGGTTGGGACGAAGCAAGTCGGCAATGGCCTCGGCGACCAGATCCTTGATCCGCTCCGGTGCCAGGTTCTGTGCTTCGGCGAGTTTGGCCTGCGCGCTGATCAGGTCGG